CAGCTGTCGCCAGTCAGGACTTGCTTGTAGAAGCTGCGGTTGGCCTCAAGCTCCGTCACCTCTGTCAGCTCACCGTTGGGTTCCATGTGGACGCCCTTGATCGTCCGCAGGTCTTTGTCCTTGGAGTAGATCAGATCATCAGGGCCGGCCATCAAGCCCAGGGCGTCGTCCGCCTCCACGTTGGGGAGAATTACTGACTCGTACTCTTTGGCCAGCCATTCCCTCAAGGCCCCGTAGCCTGCGGCCTTACGAATCCCCCTGCGATTACTTTTATATCGCGGGTAAATTGCATATCTGAAATTGTTCTTGTGCCCCATACACAGCACCTGCGTGTGGTTTGGTGCATGTTTTTTCAGTTGTTCTAATTGACCAACCAAATCTTTGAGGCAGTAATCAACTCGTGTGTGATAGGTCCACTTGTAGTCGCTGATCTGAAACTCAAACTCATGCCGCCTGCTAGCTGCAAATGCTTCAGGCTCAATGTCGATCCAAATTTTGTCAGTCATAGGTCTGCCAGTGATCGTGGAGTCTTGACATCGGCAAAGCAGGCACCGGTAGCAATGCGATGGATGGCTGTTTTCTCCACCCCGTATTGCATAGCGGTGTAGGCCTGCGTTTGGATGTTGTTGTGGACGAGATACTTGATCTCAGCTGCATCCCGCTCAGTTAATTTCATCTGTTTCATGGCTGTTCTCCTGCCTTTTTGTCTGGCACGACACTGAGCCAGATGTTTGCCTTGCTCTTCTGGCGTCATGACAGGAACGACTTTCTCCCCTGCTTCAAGGTCATCCAGTCGCTGAATAGTTTTGATACGGGTGTCGCACTTGGTGCATTTCCTGTACCTGATTTTCACGTCGACCTTCTTGGTGCCGTAGCAGTACGTTACAGTCTGACGGCCACACTTAGGGCAAGGGATGAATGATGCTGTTGAGACTGCCATCACTGACCCATCCCTTCGAGGACGTGGTGCAGCGCTCGGATGTAACCATCCCAATACATCGACTCCTTAACGTCGTACCTCTTGAAGCTTGTGTCGTAGCTCTCATAAGCCCAAATCAAAAGACTCTTGATGTCGCCCGTTAGAACTTGGATCTCCGACTGATTGAACATGCGCTCCATCCGTATCATCTTTTGTCCTGATGTTTCGTCGGTCAGTGATAGAGATGTGTCTCTCATTGTTTCCGTGAATAAAAAGAACTTTGGCTGAATGATCAGTCCTTGAAAGAACTGTTGCCTTCTTCCAGCCTGCGCCGGTAAAGAAATAAACGAGCTGGCCAATCGTCAGATCAGTCCAATTCAGAAGCTGCTGGCCTGGTCTACCCATTTGTGATCAAGTCGTTGAGTGGCTTCGTCAAATTCAAAGGATCCTGCATAGCCAAGACGGCCAAGCATCCTGTTCTTTAAGCAGTGAGAGTGAGTCAGCTGCGTTCCACGCTTGCGACCAAGAGCCCAGATCGTGTCTCCTAATTGCACAATTGAATGACTGTTCCTGATGTTCTGTAACTCAGGGATGTCGCCATTCTCAAAATTCTGCCCTTGTGATCGGGAGAGATGAGAGATAGCAAACACCGTGCATTTAGTTGCAGCAATAAACGACCTGATCTTGGTGATCAAGCTGTCCAAGTGGCGGGTGTCTTGCGCCAAGCCGGAGCCAATGATCGTCAGGTGATCGAGGTAGATGTGCTGGCACCCCAGCGACCTGACCATGTAGTTCATCCGGTTGAGGATTGATTCCTCATCGAGTGATCCGAAGTGATCGAATAGCTCCAGCGATCCGCTGCCAGTGACAAAGCGATCAGCCTGTTCAATGTCCAGCATTTGCTGCGGATTGAGCTCGCCATAGCTCTGCCGGGCATGGAGCTGGATACCAGCAGCAGCACCAACAAAGCGGAACACAGCTTCTTCAGCTGTTTCCTCTAGGCCGATCCATCCACACTTGATGCCGCGCTCCATGTCATGGAGACACAGCGTTCTGGCAAACGTGGTCTTTCCGATCCCTGAGCCAGCAATCAAGATGATCAGCTGGTTGTCAAAGAAGGGAGTCTTGGCATTCCAGAACGCAAAAGCACAGTCAGTGGCCCTGCGATCGGGTGGCTTTAGCACCAATCCGGCGTAATCGCTGGCGGGTCTGATCCCATCCGGGCGAATCTCACGCGCTGCTTCAACTGATTCCTTCAGGACATGGCTGCCCATCTCCGTCAGGGTTTGGTTGGCGTCCTTGCAAGGGAGCACAGCGCGTTTGACCTTGCCGGGTTCAAACAGATCCATTATTTGAGTGGCCGCGGCATTGCCTGGATCGTCGTTATCTGTGCAGACGACGACGGATTCAAATTTCAGGAACTCATCAAGGTGCTCACGGACAAATTTGCCTGCTGACTGGGCACCGTTAGGCACTGAGATCGCAGCAACCTTGCCGCCAAATGCCTGATAAACACTGGGTGCATCAAGCTCGCCTTCGCAGATCACGATGGCCTTGTGTTTGGCCGGGTTGGCCAGGTGCTGGCCGAAACCAGTGGCCTCCTTGGCCGAGCCCCTCCACTGAGTCAGACGTTTGCCGTCGTCATCAGCTTCGATGGCTCTGATCTTTTGAGCGACGTGCTGGCCGTCCTTGTTCCGGTACTGATAGACGATGAAGCCTTGTTTGAACCCGATGCCATAGGAATCCAGCGTCCTTTTATCCAAGCCCCTGTGTGGCTCGGTTAGGTCGAAATCAATCTCATTCATTGGCGAAAAAGATCTCGCCTCGGAAGGTGCTTCGCTCCTTTGTTTTGCTTGTCGTAATTACAGGAAAAGCAATGTTCGTGATCGTCATAGACCGCCAACGCATCGCTGCTGTTACAGCTAGGGCAGGCAGCGTGCCTAATAAAACGAGAGGCAGGACTGTCACTCATCGCCCTCCGAATAGCTGAACAGCAACATCTAATGCTTTCTCCTGGGCCTCATTTAGCAGCTTAGAAATCGAGCTTGCGCTGAACTCCTTGGTGATCATTCCATGGCCACAGTTGTCACAAGTACGACGGCGTTCGATGTAGCCATCGCGCTTCCTTGTTTCTTTGATTGTTGAATGAGTGTGGCCACATGTGGGACAAGTAATCATTCGTCCCTCCACGTCAGGCGGATGTAAATGCGAGCTTCAGCAGTCTTGGCTTTAGTAAAGGCAAGCCTCATGCGAGGCAACACACTCACGTTGTCGTCAGTAATCACGAGGCCATTCATGGCGTCAAGCAGGCTGCCAACCCTGTTATCCAGGTCACCTCTAGCTGGGCCATAGAAATGAACAGCTAGCTCGTCAACATGATCAAGCGGCGGATCAGTCCACCACTCACCTAAGTGCATCCGAGCGTCCTTAATCCACTGCTTATATGAAGCAGGCATGTAGGGCCGGGCCTGTCCCTGAAAGGATCTTGGCCTTGCTTTGCTAATGGGCCTCAGCGGAAGCGTGAACTCACAGCCCTGCATTCCTAGCCGTTCGAGGAGCACGGCGCGGAGCTGGCGACGGAATATCTGGAAGCGTCGGAGGCTCTTGTACTTTGACAACTCGAAGTAAGAGTTGCTTAATCTCAGTGAGTAACTGGATCTGAATCGCTGCGTCTTCGTCAGCCTGGGAATAGAACGGCTTTCCATTAGTACGTTGCATGGTTGTGCTTGCTCTTCTGGTTTTTCAATGAATCTGCCGTCGCGCAATGCTTCGACGTATCGAGCGGTAGTGCCTACAACGTGCTCAACGTGCTTCTCTCGGACTGCGCTGCCAGGCTTGCCCTGAAGATTGGGATTAACAGCCTTGAGTTGACCGGCACAAGCGAATTCAGCAACTCTCAACCTGTCCAGCTCATCAACGCTCAAGGAAGCCCTGACCACAGGATGCTTGACTATGCGGCCAGTCCTTTCTTGATGCTTGATGACCGCATTCTTTTTGAGAGTCTTGGCATTTGCTTTCAAGACAGGAAGATAAATTGCGTTAGTGCAATTCCCGTAACCGTTTTGGGTTCGCACTCCTGCTCTTTTAAGAGTGGAAGTAAATGCTGCGCGGTCTCGCTTGCCGCTAAGCCTGGCTTCAGCCCATTCCGCTTGCTGCGGACTTTGGCTTTGAGGTTGCTCCTGCAACCGATTCAAAGATCCCGTTCTGAAGGTAGTCACAGATTGTGACCACCTCAGGTTGTCGCAAATCCCGACAACCTCAAACAACAGTCCACCACTGACTTTCTCAACAAGGAATGAACGCATTATTTAAGGCAACAGACCCAGGCTTTTACTTCGGAGACCATTACATCCGCATCGTGCGGGACTTCGCCACCGACACAGGTACTGCCGAGGACATCGGTTTTATTGCCAAGGACGTGGCAAGCGCGTTGGGGATTGATACCACCAAGGATTT